TAACATTTATAATCATCCTATCTTCATATTTTGTATTGTAGTTGCATTAGCCATATTCATAAATAGTATAGTAAGAAAAGACAAAGGATTGGATTATACATAGGATGAAACATCAAACTAATTGGAATAAAACTTTACAACCTGCAGATGATTATGAAAGTAGTTGGGATTGGACAGTTGCACACAGTGAATACCATTTCGATGACAATGTCAAAGACCAAGAAGGTGATTGGTTTAAAGTATTAGGGAGATTTGATAATCCAAGTCTGTGGAAAGAAGAAACAGATAGATTAAAAAAAGATTCAACTAAGGCAATTAATTGGCAAACAAGAAAGTTTTTTGGAGATTCTCCAAAAGAGTCACCAATGTTAAAGCAAGAAGAATATGATATTGCACAAGGCGGCGGCGACCCTAAAGAACTTATGTTAACTAACATGACAGATGAGTTAGAGAATTATCCTACACTTTTAAAAATGAAAGAGCATTTTGGTATTATTGGAGATCAGAACGAATTTAAAGTCCGTTGTCACACTCAATTAACTGGACAGATGTTCAACTTGCATATTGACAAATTATGGGATCGTTGTTTAGAAGATCCAGAAAAAATATGTCGTATTACATTTTTCTTAGAAGATTGGAAACCTGGACAATTTTATATGTATGGTAATTATATATATGAACGTTGGAAAGCCGGCGAAGCACATATTTTTGATTGGCCCAATGTACCACACGCAACGGCTAATACAAGTAGTTACCCGAGACCGATTATTCAGATTACAGGATTAAAATCTGATAAAACACGAGAATTAATTGAAAACGGCTCACGTGACACAGTATGGCAGATTTAAATGTTAAAACGTCACTGTATGTTTCAGCCACTTCGCAAGTGTATCGTTGGAAAAAGTTATGCTCCAGAATTTTATAACTTCATTGAAGACTCTGGTACAAGAAGTAGATGGCAACGCATAGCGGAAGAAACAGAAGAAGATTACCAACACTTAATTAACTTATTACACCAGTTTGGTGTAGAAACCATTAGACCTGTTGTAGAAGAAAAAGCAGAGTTTGTAAAAAGAAAAACCAACAACGCATTCTTTAAACAATACGGATTTCAAAATGGAGAAACAGACTTTCCTACTTTTGATTGTCTTTTGCCTCCACCAATGGAACCGCGTGATTGGTTTATGATGTTGGGTGAACAATTTATACATTGGTTGAAACCATATCAACTACCACAGTATCAAAATATATTAGACTTTGTACAAAGTCATGGTAATTCAATTAAACATAGCGATACAGTGTTAAATGCTGAAGGCTACATCACTAAGATAGGTACAAGAATCACATATAGTTTAGGAACATTTCAAAACTTTCCACTACCAACAACAGAATTTGATAAGTTTGTTAATGAATTTGCAAGTGAATATGACAATAGATATTTTGATGTTCTTGGATTCCAAGATGGGGGATATAGACCTCTTAAACCAGGTGTGTTATTAAGTTTATACGAAGCACCACGTTATGCAAGTACATTTCCAGGATGGACTGTCATTAGTGTGTTAAATGATAGTTGGGCTAAAATGGATAAGTGGTTAGAATATAAACAAAGTCGTAGTTGGAAAATGTGGAATAAAGATGCTGACCAAGAAAGAAAAGAACTTGTATATGAATGGTTAGACAACGGCTGGCAAGAATATTGCAGTCGTAATGTATTTGATGCAAACATATTAAGCATAGACGAATCAAATGTTATAGTGTTTAACGACAATCCACAAGTAAAAAAGAAGTTAAAAGAAAATGGAATTGAACAACATATCAGCCACTTTCGTCATAGGTATTTTTGGGGCGGCGGTATACATTGTATTACAAGTGACATAGACCGAGAAGGTGAATTGGAGAATTATTTTGGACACTAAAGTAAGAAGTCTTGTTAAAACTATATCTTGGAGATTAACTGGTACACTACTAACATTTTTAATAAGTTGGGCTATACTAGGCGATATTGCTACAAGTAGTGCTATTGCTATAATACAATTAACATTTAATACTTTTGCATTTTATATACATGAACGTATATGGAATTTATCTAAATGGGGAAGAAAGTGAAACCAATACTAACAATAATGACAGGACCACAAGGTAGTGGCAATCATCTATTCAGTAAAGCATTAGGTCAAAATAAAAATATTTTTGCATGGCCCAGTTTACAAGAAAAGTATTGGGAAGGGCACGACTTAGAACCATTTGCAGAATATTGGAAATACCCTAGTAGATTAAACAGATTTGACTGGACGCAGAGTTATCATTATGCAACAAGTATTAGTTGTCCATATTTTGATGATGGTAAAGAAACTATTCCAAATTATAAAAAATTCACAAAAGAAGCAAGTAAGTATGCAGATATTCAATTTGCTATAATTGGTAGAGATAGCAATATTATAAAATTACAACAAGAACGTGTAAGGGGTAAACATACTACTCCTTTTTTTATGAAAGAGATTGAATATATAATCTCAAATTATAAAACAATTTTTGCAAGTCAAGAGTTATTATACTTGTATAAATTATCTTATTTAAATTGGTTAGAAACAGAAATGGGAGTATTGCCAGTAGAACTAACTACAAACGATACTATACTTTTAAAAATATTGAATACTGACGCCAATGCAAAATATATATCACAAACAGAGTCGAAATTAGACGAAACAATAAAATTAGCAAGTAGTAAAAAAGGTGCAATATGAAAATTTTAATATTTGGTTTGCCTGGTAGTGGAAAAACTACACTAGCAAAGCCAATGGCGGACTTACTCGGTGCAATACACATTAATGCAGACGAAGTACGCAAAACTTATAATGATTGGGACTTTAGTTTAGAAGGTCGTTTAAGACAAGCCCAACGTATGCGTCATTTAGCAGACGGGGTTGTAATGGCAGGTAAAATTGCAGTTGCTGATTTTATATGTCCTACTAAAAAAGCACGGGAAGAATTTAATCCAGATTATACAGTTTGGATGAATACTATAAAAGAAGGTCGTTACGAAGACACAAATGCTATGTTTGAAGATCCACTTAATTACGATTATCATGTAGCAGATTGGTTTAATGATACACACGCACAACTATCAGAAGTTATAAAAAATTATATTCTTAGAAAAGAAAATAAACCTACAGGGAGGCTATAATGTTTGACTGGAAGAAGCCAACAACACAAATGTTAGGTAGATGGCAACCATGGCACGATGGTCATACAGAATTATTTAAACGTGCATTAGCACAATCTGGACAAGTAATTATTATGGTTAGAGATGTACAAGGAGCAGATGCCGGCATGGGTAATACTGATAATCCTTTTGATTTTAACCAAGTTGTAGTCAATATACGCAATGGTTTAGAAAAGCATGGATTTACAATGAATCAAGAGTATATTGTTATGAAAGTACCTAATATTATTGACATAAGTTATGGCAGAGGTGTGGGTTACACATTTACAGAACATGACTTAGGAAAAGAAATACATAACATTAGTGCAACAAAAATCCGTGCAAATATGCGGAATTCTGGTAAATTATAAAAAAAGATAAAAAACCGGTTGACTTTGACTATCCAATACTGTATATTAATAATTAACAACTAACACAAAAGTCTTTATAAAACTTTTGAGTTTGTGGCGGAACAACTCTTCGGCAGAGGGGTAACGCACACTAATTCTTTTTAGGCGCCCGAGTGGGTAGGTTTAAGAGGAGGTGGTTCTAGTAAATTTCATATCTAAACCTTGCAAAAAATAGATGTGATCTGCTATTAGAAAGTTGGGGGTGAGTTCACAGCAAGGCCCTCCGAACAGTTAGTTGTAACAATTATTTCACATTCAGAAAAAAAAGGTTGACTTTGGATAAGAAGATAAATATAATTGTTAGCAGTACATCAGGAAGGTGTACAAATTGCTATCATAGGCAATATTATTAATAACATAACTAGGCAAAAGAGAGGCATATATTATGGCATCATTAGCAGACATCCGTGCGAAACTACAAGCACAGGATACCCGCTCACAAGGCGGAAACCGCGGCGGCGACAACGCAATTTTCCCACATTGGAACATTTCAGAAGGACAAAGTACAACACTTCGTTTTCTTCCAGATTCCAATTCACAAAACACATTTTTCTGGGCCGAACGAGCAATGATTCGTTTACCGTTCCAGGGTATTAAAGGACAAGTAGATAGTAAACCTATTACTGTTCAAGTACCTTGTATGGAAATGTGGGAACCAGTAGGTTCTTGTCCAATTCTAGCAGAAGTTAGACCATGGTTTAAAGATAGTTCTTTAGAAGACATGGGTCGTAAGTATTGGAAAAAGAAATCTTATGTATTCCAAGGTTTTGTGCGTGATAATCCATTAGATGAGGAATCTCCAGAGAATCCAATTCGTAGGTTTATTATGGGACCACAATTATTTAATATTATCAAGGCATCTTTAATGGATCCTGATATGGAAGAATTACCAACAGATAGCAACAAAGGAATTGACTTCCGTGTTGTAAAAACTTCAAAAGGTGGTTACGCAGATTATTCAACTTCTAATTGGGCAAGAAAAGAAACTGCTCTTTCTGAGGAAGAACAAAAAGCGATTGAAACATATGGTCTATATGACTTAAATGATTTCCTTCCTAAAAAGCCTAATGAAGCCGAAGTTGGCATTATCAAACAAATGTTTGAAGATAGTGTTGATGGCAAGGCATATGACTCTGAAAAGTTTGGACAATATTTCCGACCTTCAGGAGTACAACTACCGGACAATGGTAGTGCTAAAACAGTAGAAGCGGCTCCAACGCCAACACCTACTGCAACTCAGACATCTGCTCCAGCAGAAACTGTGTCTGCTCCACAAGTTGAAGCAGTTGCAACTCCGGTTGCGGCACCAGTGGCAACACCGGCCCCAGCGGCAACAGGTGGTGAATCAGGACAACGTGCTGAAGATATTTTAGCAATGATTCGTTCAAGACAACAGTAATAAATCTAGGGAGGCGACTTCGGTCGTCTCCTATTTTTAACGTGAGAGATAAAACATGGCAAAACCGTTTGACGTAAGTAAATTTCGTAAAGATATTACGAAAAGTATTGATGGGTTAAGCATTGGCTTTAATGATCCAACAGATTGGATTAGTACAGGAAGTTATGCATTAAACTATCTAGTAAGTGGAGATTTTAATAAAGGTCTTCCATTAGGAAAAGTAAGTGTATTCGCAGGAGAATCAGGAGCAGGTAAAAGTTACTTTGCATCTGGTAACGTAATTAAATCTGCACAAGATCAAGGTATCTTTGTAGTATTAATTGATTCTGAGAATGCATTAGATGAAACGTGGCTACAAGCATTAGGCGTAGACACAGACGAAAGTAAACTATTAAAATTAAGTATGGCAATGTTAGATGATGTTGCTAAAACTATTAGTACGTTTATGAAAGATTATAGAGATATGCCCGATGGTGAAAGACCAAAGGTATTATTTGTAATTGACTCATTAGGCATGATGATGACACCAACAGAACTTAATCAGTTTGATAGTGGTGACATGAAAGGTGATATGGGTCGTAAAGCAAAAGCTCTAAAGGCATTAGTAACAAACTGTGTTAATATGTTTGGTAGTTATAATGTAGGGCTAGTAGCAACAAACCACACTTACCAATCGCAAGATATGTTTGACCCAGATGATAAAATATCTGGTGGACAAGGCTTTATATATGCTTCAAGTATTGTTATTGCAATGAAGAAGTTAAAACTAAAAGAAGACCTTGACGGAAACAAAGTAAGTGATGTACGTGGTATTAGAGCAGGTTGTAAAGTAATGAAAACTCGTTACAGTAAACCATTCGAAGGTGTACAAGTAAAGATCCCTTATGAAACAGGAATGGATCCTTATAGTGGACTTGTTGAATTGTTTGAAAAAGCCGGCTTACTTAAAAAGCAAGGCAACAGACTTGCATACAAATCAAAAGATGGAACAGAAGTTATTGAGTTCCGTAAAAACTGGACAGGTGAAAAACTTGAGATTGTAATGAAAGACATTACATCTGGAGAAACAGTTTTAGATACTGAAGAAGTAACCGAACCAGTCACAGAAGAATAAGGAGGCCTTATGGAAGAGGATATGCTACCAGAAATTTGGAATGTATTAAAAGAATATATTCCAGCAAAAGATAAAGTTACTGCGGCAGATCATTGGGT